GGAAGATTTTCACGTACGTTAGTACCTAAGCACTACACGTTTTAATTTAATTAGTCGTAGCTTTTTAAATTATTACGTTTAAAACTTCTTAATTTGTTTTAATTTTATTTATTGATTTATTTATTTCTTTATTTCACCTCTTTTATTAACATAATTTCACATAATTGTAGGACTAGTCATCCTGCAATTTACTTTTATTATAGTAAATTCTGACTCTTTATTAGTAAACTTAATTAAAACTCTTAACCAATTAAGTGTTCATTCTTCTTTTGAAATTTAATTCTCCGGCAAGAATTAAATGGACTTCTTCTTGTAGCAAACCAAGTAAAAAGGGCACGTCATAGTAATATGATGGAGACACAATCAATTTTAGAAGGAGTAACAGACACACAACAACCATTTTATATTATTTATAAAGATAATCAGTACACAAATAAAATGTATCGCACGCGAGAGGATTTGAAAAAAGACTCTTGGATGCAACTATCTAGATTAATTGAACAACTTAATAAAGAATGTAATGGTGCACAACGCGACTATATGCGCGATGTAATGGAAGCTATAATAGATTATAAATTAAAGTTTGCATTGCAAAATACAAAGTTGTTTGGTTATCATTTATTTAATCAATCTTTAGGTAGAGTATTTGGTACTGTTGCACGTTATAAACAGTTTATTATTGATGTTATTAATGTTATTGTTTTTGATGAAAATATATGGGAAATTTTGAAACAAACTTTTCATCGTAATTTATTTTTTACACTTATTGGAACTATTACCGTACATAATAAAACTTTTTTAACTCCACATTCGATTCCATACAATATTGTACGAGCCAGTGTTCCTTTAACTACTGTAACTAGTGTTTTTTGTTTCAAAATTATTAACCGTTTAGTAAATCGTAATCTCGGAGATGTGGAATATTATGTGCGCAAATGTTTTAAATTAGATGGTACACAAGGTGCACAAATCTCACTAATTTTATTTTTATATAAATTAACTTTTTTAACTTGGGAATCTTATTACACAAATGCTACTTTTATTGATTTTTTATGGTTTTTAGTTGTTAATCAACCTATTTTTTCTCAACCTCTAGATTTTGGTGTTAATTTTACTTATAATAATGAATTTCTTCCAGAGGATACATATGATCAAGTTGTTGCTAAGAATCTTTATTATTTTTTTCATAATTATGTTTTAGGTGGTGTTAAGTTTATTTTAAGTGGTGGAGAATCAAATCCAGGTCCTATTTTAGATTACATTAAAGATCTAATCCATAGATTGTTGCAAGATCAAATTAGGTCTGCAACACAAGTATCTCAAGAAACTATGGACATGGCGTTGATGAGTGCTCATTTGATGCGCTTATTTACTTCATTATCTGACACATTAGGATCTTTGTTAACTATAAAATATATATCTGCAGTGGATTTCACAACACGTTTGGCTAGTTTAGCTTTGAATGTATATGAAAGTCACAAACTTTTTGGAGGGGAAGTAGGATTTAGATTAAGACCAATGACTAGGGCACAAGGAGGACCGATGGAAAGCTTGTTAATAGGTACTTTACTTTCGTATGGTACACCGGCATTTATTAGGGAATTATTGAAGGAAATGCCTAGATTTACAAGTGTTAAGATTTTAGATGATGCGTCATGGTTTTATGATTTATTTGGTTTTATTATATCTATACCACGGAAATTATTAAGTTTGTTTGAAGATGAAGGAAAAACTGGATATATTTCAATTATAACTTCTTTATTATTAGGAGTAGAAGATTTATTTCCTTTTTCATCTATTTGTAGAGTGAAAAAAGAAATGGAAGTTATATTGAATGTTATACAGACCAACCCGAACATGATAATAGAAGATAATTTTCATGATAAAGTGTTAAAATTAGATGCAAAGAGAAAAGGAGTGGAGGCGTTGTATAATTCACACAAAAAAGTTTTCCCTGGATATTATGCTAATACTTCAGTATGTTATGATAGTTTGGTTATAGATGTATTGAAGTATAAGAGTGACGTTAGGGTAGAACCTGTTTGTATTATTTTTAAAGGGCCTAAAGGCACGGGGAAAACAGTTTTGATGAATAGAGTGGTGCAGATGTATAAGAATGTAGGGATGAAAGCTTATATGGATAATATACCAGCAAGTCTGGACAATAAGAAGTTTTATGATTCATATAAGAATGAGGAGATTTATGTAGTTGATGATATGGGCGCAAAATCAAAAGCACAGTGGTCGGAAATAATTAATCAGGTGTCATCAACGAAGTATCCGTTAGAGGCTGCTCGAATTGAAAATAAAAATACTAAATTTTTCAATTCACAATTGATGTTGTTAACATGCAATATTTTGCCTACGAGTTTTGGAACAACAGATGGTGTGGCGGATATTGAAGCATTTTATAGGAGATTGATAATATTTGAGTTTGAGAATGTTAAATTCATTGATGGAAAACATACAGGAGAGATTTTGGTTCAACGATTTGATGACACTTTAGGTGTCAAAAGATTTGTTACAATCGAAAAATTCGCTAGTACAGAAGATGGATTTAATATGGCAGATTTGGATATTTTTGTTAGTAGGTGGCTTAAAGTTAAGATGGATCAGTTCTTGGCCAACAAGAATATAGGTTCATGTGCAAAAGGAACGCCATTTCCGAAAGCGCAAGGGTTAACCGAAGACATTATTGATTCTTTTAATAGTGTTTTAGCAAGTATGCCCGGTTTAGATGTAGTAGTAGGGCATGTGTATGATTTAATAGCACAGGCATATGATAGCTTGCAGGAACTTAAAGGTTTCTCGTTATCAAAACATAAGAATTTTCTTATGTTTACAGGATTGGCTTGTTTAACGGCAGGCGTTGCTATTTATTATACAATGAAAGAGAAAAGTGATAGATCTAAGTTGGTGAAGGAAGTTAGCATGCATTATAAATCAGGTCGAACTGAAAAAGGTAATCTCAAGCGTATGCTAGCACAAGGTTTTATTAACTTAGAAGGTGAAATTACACAACCCGTACCTCAGTTAATACCATATCAAAACAATGTAGCTGTATTGACCTTTAGTTTTCAAAAGACTAATGGGAAATCAGCAACTGTAAAAGTAAGAGGTCTAGTTTCACAGGATAGAATTATGACAGTATTTCATATCTTTGGAGAATTAGATCAAAATAAACCAATATATGTAACCATTCAAATTAATAAGAACATTTTGTATGATTACATGGAAGTCAACGTGTTGGCCAACAGCGCGTATGATGATTGGATTGTTTTAAGATTACCGGAAACTTGTCCGACGTATTTTAAGAAATTAAATATGTCACCACAATATACTTCTACACAATTATATCTTGCAGTAGGTAATTCTGATATTATAGATTTAGGAGCAGACATCACACAATATGATTATGGCATAGGTTATGAGTACGATAATTACTATAAAGGTAATTTAAGTACTAATGATCTTATGTATAATATAGAAGGTGATGGTTTGTGTGGATCCTTGTTATTGACCAAAGATGGTTGTATTTTAGGGATGCACACAGCTGCTGTTGAATATGAAATAGATGGAATTACTTACTCCAAAGGTATAACAAAATTATTTAGTGAAAAGACTTATAATTTTGTGATAGGACTTATGACTTTAGGTTTAACTGACAAAGTTAATTTGGAAATAGAGCTTAAAGAAAGAGAACTATCAGGAGTATATATAAATACGGAGGATAGGTGTTATGGATATAATGGCACCAAGTATGTGAAATCACCAATACATGGTGTTTTTCCTATTTGGAGGAAGCCGGCCTTATGGCTTCCAGAGGACAAGCAAGATTATAAGATGATCACAGAACAGATGATGAAACCAGCTGGTGAAGTCAATCTACAAGCAATAGAGTTTTGTGATGAAGTCTTGTCCAATAATATCACTGACATACAATTTCCACCTATGGGGGAGAGGGAAATTGTTAAAGGGAATGATGTTCTTAATCGAATTGACCCACAAACTTCAGCAGGACATAGCATGAAGTTTAATGATAAAAATGTTTATCTTGATATTGAAAATGGAAAACTCACTGATGCATTTTTGAGTGAATTCAAAGATTACACTGAAAAGATTGTGACAGGAAAATATGATTTTTCTGATTGCGCTACAGTGACATCTAAGGATGAGCTCAAAAATGTGCCAGATCCAAGTGATCCAGATTCAATGCCAAGTAAAATTAGAGTGTTTACAAATTATCATCTAATAAGTACTATTTTATTTCGATATTTCTTTGGTGAATTAATGTGTTATGTCATGCAACGTAAGTTTTATAATGGTATAATGATAGGAATAAACCCATTGTCAAAACAATGGGATAAATTCACAAGGATATTATCGCAAGGAAATAGGAAATGTTTCGATGGTGATTATGCAAATTATGATAGGAATATGCATCCAGTTTTTCAAAGACATTTGAATACGTGGTTGTATAATCGTGTAAAATTTGATAGTAGACATTTTAATAAAACATTTAAAACAAACTATACACATAAGGAAGTAGATTTAATATTAAGACAAATTTTAGAATGCATAATAAGTACACCTGTACAAAGTAAGAATAAGAAGTTTATTACTACACATGGCTTACCTTCAGGAACAGCTTTGACTGCGTTTTATAATTCTTGTATTAATATGATGTATGCATCATATGTTTATAGAATGAAAACCCCCATTAAATATCTCAGTGTACATGATTTTGTACACAAAACTAACTTATTTTATTATGGCGATGACATAATAGGAAATGTTAGTGAAGAAGTTAAAAGCTTTTTCAACCCAATCTCATTTTCAGAAGTGATGAAACCTTTAGGTTTAGATTTTACCCCCGCTGAGAAAGACGCACAATGGACGTCAACGAATCAATTCAAAGATATTACAGAATGCACTTTCTTAAAACGAGGTTTTTATCTACACCCGAAGATTAAAAGCGTTGTTGCACCATTGGATATACGTTCAATGGAAGGAACAATGAATTTTGTCACGGATAAATACAGATCTAAGGAGTTGGTAATTAGTAAATTTTATAACTTTCAGAGGGAATGTTTTTTACATCCCCCCAGTGTTTATGAATCTAATATGAAGAAACTTCTACAGAAATGTGAAGAGCGAAATATTAGAGTTACACCGTTAACTGAGAGTTATTTAATTGAATGTTACAACAAAGGTGAATATGGCGATTTATTAGAACTTAATTAATCTCAATTTATTTTATAATTTATTTATTTTATTTTTATTTATTTTATTTATTTTATTTATTTTATTTATTTTATCGTCCTGCATGACGTTAAACTGTACCTTAATCTCAAATGACCGGCTATTTGTTATTTATAGGAAAAACCATGAGCTTTGCTAATCAAAATAGTGAATCAGACAACCAACACCAAGAATCTCAAACAAATAACCAATTCATTAAAAATACATCTAGAGGAATTCAATTGAATCAGAGACCAACATCCTCTTATTCAATTAAAAGTAAACCAATTGACATATTCAAAGCAGCTGATCAAGTTGTTCAAGAATCTGGTTGGACATTGGATGATATTATGCATAGATTAAAATATCTTAATACCATCCCATATCCAATAGCAGCCACATCTCATACAATATTAGCTAAGTACAGAGTTCCGCAAGATCTCTATGCTAATAATGCTGCTACACAATCACCATTTCAAAATTTTATATTTTGGAATGGTGATGTTCGTGTCCATGCTCAGATAACAGCTTCTCCAACTGCATCTGGATGTGTCATTATGGCTTACATTCCCCTAACAGACCCTAGGGCTATAGAGTCTAACTTAGTACCCAATTTTTCCGCGTTAACTGTCAATCAGTGTTCATATTTATTTCCTAATACTAACACATCAGCGGAAATGGTTATAAAATATAATAGCCCATATAGTAATCTCAAAGTTTCTGAACCAGGTGTAGCATCTCAACATAACACACTTGGTTATTTATATTTTATAGTTTTAAATCCACTTCAATTATCAGCCAACTCTTCAGATAACATTGCAATCTCGGTTTTCACTGAGTTTATGTCCAATCAATTTAAAGTTCCAAAACCAGCAGGCGTAACTTTAAGAAAGGTCAAAGCTCAAGGTAAACATATAACATCTCCTAAACCAGTTTCACATGGTTTAATTGAAGATGTGGCTAGATTAGTTCTACCAGATGAAGTGGTAGGTGATGTGATAGATGTAGCTAACATCGCTACGACAGGTATGAAGTTATTAGGTTTAGATAAACCTGTTGTTGCAACGCAAGAAGCACCAACCAAAATTTTAACAACTCAATACATGAATTTCTCTAAAGGACCAGATTATGTAGACAAAATGACATGGGATCCTTCCCATGTGTCTACAGTCGATCAAAACACCTTTGCAACTTTAGAGGATGAAATGGATATGGGGTATTTAACATCTAAATTTTCTTATCTAGGCAGTTTTAACATGACTACATCCAATGCAATTGGTGCAACTTTAGCATCATTCCCTATGAATCCATGCCCAACTCGGATTCAAAATGGATCTAATGCTAAAGTTTCACTTTTACAATATCTATCAACACCTTATCAATATTGGTCAGGAGGTTTAACATACAAATTTCAAGTCGTATCAACTATGATGCAAACAGGCAAATTATTAGTAGCATTGAATTACGATGAATACCTACCTGACACTACCATAAATCTCAATAAGGCGGCATCTCAATATGGTCAAGTAGTCGAGATTAATCAAGGTTCAAATACTTTTGTTTTAACCGCTGATTATTTGGCACCAACTCCTCTGCTCCATGTACCAAATTCTAACCAACCATCAAGTGTTGATACTATGGGTATGATCAACATATCCGTTTTAAATCCACTTGTTTCAACTAATGGTGCACCAACTCAGATCACGATTAATGTTTTTGTTGCTGGTAGTTCTAGTTTTAGACTTTCTACTTTAACATCCGGGAAGAATTTGCAACCTTTTGTACCTATACAATTGGCTACAACTGTTAAGCAACAACACATAACTTATGTAGAGGAAGAAGAAGAACCTAGTGATGTGGAAGTGGAATACGTTGAAATTATTCAACGTAAGCCAAAACTCCGCGTCGTTGGTCAAGCTTCTGTTCAACCCACTATAACACCAATTAGTGAAGTTGATATGGTAGAAGAAGAAAATGTTATTTCAAAATCACAATCTACATCTGAGGGATTGTTAGTATCTCAATCATATATCTCTAATTTAAGAGATGTACTTAGAAAATATCAAATGCATTCGATGGTTTCACCGCCTGAACCAACTGATGCAAATGTTGGAAATGTTTTCCGCATACCAATTTCTTCTTTATTTGGTAGATCTGCTATTCCAGCAACATCTACCATTTCTCCTCTACAAGCTGAAAATATGCCATTAGGTCTTTTTACACATCATCAATTAATGTACAGGCAATTTAAAGGAGGCTTTAATTTTAAAATCATGTCTAAGAATCTAGCTAGTTCTACTAGTAATAATTCATTTAGTGTTTTTTATCAACCACCAGTTTTTAACAAAACTGTTACCTCACTTACTGATATGTCTCAAACAATACTGAATCAATTATATATGAAAGAAGATGGAAACATAGCTGGTTACAATGTTAGAACCTCTTACCAACACCCTTATCTCACACGATTGCCTGTTCATTATACTAATAGCATAAATCAAACTGCAGAATTTCATGTGCCATATACATCTAGATACTTATCAGTGTTGTCAACTTTAGGACCTAACACAGAAAACGAGCTTTTTGATAAAGAACTCACAGATCTAGGAACCATATATATCTATTATGTTGCTCGAGGTCAAACAACGCAATATTTTGATATATTTTTCTCTCTTAGTGATGAAGCCCGTTTTGGAACATTGTTTAATGTTCCACAACTCTCTGTTTATTCTTATGTTAACTCCACTACTGGTGTGGTTATATCATCAGCTGCACCAGATGATTATGGCACAGGTGCTCCTGTGGTTAACTCCCTTATTCAATTATAGTTTATTTATTTATTTTAACTTATTTATTTGTTTATTTTATTATTTTATTTTATTATTATTATTATTTGATGCCAATGGTATCACGTCTTATAGTTACCAGATATATACTTTTATATGCTAGGCCTAGGACGTTAATACAACATAAAAATTAGTTTTTAGTTTATTTTAAATCTGTACACGGAATGATGATTTTGTTTTGTTTTGTCAAAAACCTATGTCTGAGGGAGCATCTTCCTGTTACACCAAATTTCAGGACTATATAAGGGATGTGTTTAGTTTCTCGTCAATGAGTAAGATGCACGGTTTCATCTAACTATTTTCGTACGCCGCTAAAAGAGCTAGTCAAAAGTACTTTTAAATGCTCGTTAAGGTCTTGGGTTTTGAGTAAATCAAAACTTGTTTCTGGATACGTCTAAGAAACCGATAAAATACATGATGAAATACGATTGGAAAGTTGACCGATCTTTCACAGGAACTAAATAAGCTTGAACTGGTAATTCAAGTTTCTTTCAAAACAAAATAAATTTACCATTGAAACGTTGGCTGAGCGTTTTTAATGTGATACAGAATTCAGTCAAACTTAATTGTTTTAACTCCATACAAGTTTTACGGTATGGCGGTGAGCTTTTTCTACTAATTGAGCTTGCCGGAAGTGACATTAGTAAGTTTTTCTGTATCACGCTAGTGATACGAAAAAGCC